GAAACAATGGTTGACTAAACAACGCAATGAATACAACGAAGCTTTTGAAAAGACATGCGATCAAATGGTCGAAGGCTATTCTTATCTAAGTAAGCCAGGATTACGTAATCGTATTAAAGCACTTGACGATATGCTAAATGAATTAGTACTCTATAAATCAAGTAAAGCTGCATCGCGTAAACCGCGCGTTAAAAAGCCTAAATCAGCTATTAAGCAAATTCAAAGGTTGAAATACCTAAAGGAATCGAAAGATCATGCGATACAATCATGTGATCCTACGCGGATTATTGGTGCGAATAAATTCTTTGCCTTTAATACGAAGTATCGTAGACTTACGGTGTTCAACGCTAATAGCCGTGATGGGTTTATGGTAAGTGGCACATCAATTAAAAACTTTGACGAAACAACCTCCTTTGCTCTTACACTACGTAAGCCACAGGATTATCTTCCGATTATAGCAGCAAAGACTGAAAAGCAAATTGAGAAAGCGCTCAACGAGTTAAAGACAAAGCGTAAATCCGCGAATGGTAGGATTAACCAAGACACCATTTTAATAAGAGCGCTATGAGTAAAAAACAAGCGGTGGTAATTAAACCATCAATCACAAAAGAAGAATTACGAATACAAGTTGAAAAGTTAGTAGCACACGATGGAATGACTTACACTGAAGCTATTATTGAAATATGCGAAAGAAAAGAAATCGATCCAGCTGACATGGCTAAGCTTGTCAAAGGACCACTAAAACTTAAACTAGAAGTCGAAGCAATGGATAGGAATATCATTAAACGTACTACTGGAACATTGTTTTAATTATGACTAATGACCCTATAATTACTTACTTTGTTTTTTGGTTTTTTCTCATATTCCTTTTATTTTTTCAATGCGCAAGAGTCGCAATAATTAATAAAGAAAGACAATTTCAAAGTGAAGAAGAAAACGATAAAAAAGAAAGTTAAAGTATATAAAGGTGATAAGAGTGGAAAATGGATATATCAACATTGTTTTAAAATGACAGTCGAAAAAGAAAAAATAATAATAGAAGCAGAATTAGATGATAAAGCATTTGCTGTTGGAGATTTTATCCAGCAGTTAGGTGATGTACAAGAGCAAAAGTTTGAAGCTCTTTGGAATGAATGTAAAGAAAAAGAATGGATCAAAGGCATGGATGAAACTGAAGCGAAAGATTGGCTTTTTGATTACGTGTTTAATGGTTGGGAAAAAGATAGTTCTGGGTATGAACAATCATTTTCTGAAACTTTAGATGAGACTAATATGTATGACGTAAAATATTACAATTAGTAAGATTAAATGAACGGATATCAAACATATCAAATTTACCAATCCTTAAAGTTACACTTTACTTCAAATTATGATGCAGTAAAATATAACTTTAAAACCGCGGTGCGAGAAGATACGTTTGAGCGAAGACGCGATAGATACTTTTTCGAGAAACTTTCTCGAAGATTCAATAAGGAAAAACTTATACAATACTTTACAGCTAACCTCGTTAAAGATCCAAATGTTTGGATCGGCGATATGAAGGATAGCATATATGATGATTATGTTGCGCGTTACGATAAACTTACGTATATGGTAACTCAAGACATGAAATTGATGACTGAAAAGGGGTATAGTTTTAACCAAATATGTTCAACCTCTGATAACAACAGTACGAATCCGCTACTGGAATCACTTAGGAGTGACGAAATTCATCCTGAATCTGTCGTCCTAGTGGACATATTGGTTAACTTCCTTAAACGCTTGAAGGGCGAATTAATCGACCCTTTAGGTATAAATAAAGATCTGATTGATTTACTTTTAAAGTATAAATTGATCATGCTACAAAGTCCATTACCACGAGGGAAACTAAAAGAAAAGCTGTTAAACACCTTTACAAATTAGTGAACTTATGTTAATATAGATCTTGTAGTTAACTAAATAAAATACATTGTTAATACACTGCAATACAAATAAGAAAGATACATATATATGTCGTTTGAACAACTAAAACAAAGTCGCAATGATGCGATTTCAAAACTAGTGGCAGCTTCTGCTACTAATTCAGAAAAGAAAGACTATGGTGATGACCGAATGTGGAAACCCACCGTAGATAAAGCAGGAAATGGATACGCTGTTATTCGATTCCTTCCAGCCGGAGCAGGTGAAGACTTGCCTTGGGTGCGTTATTGGGATCATGGCTTTAAAGGTAGCACTGGTCGTTGGTACATTGAAAAGTCATTGACTTCTATTGGTCAACAAGATCCGGTGTCAGAATTAAATTCACAGCTTTGGAACACAGGCCGTGATGAAGATAAGGAAATCGCACGTCAGCGTAAGCGTCGTCTACACCATGTCTCAAATATTCTGGTTGTTTCTGATTCTGCTAATCCTGCAAATGAAGGTAAGGTATTCCTTTATGAGTATGGTAAGAAAATCATGGACAAAATCATGGATGTAATGCAGCCTCAGTTTGCTGATGAATCACCTGTCAATCCATTTGACTTTTGGGGTGGTGCAAACTTTAAGTTAAAGATTCGTCAAGTTGAAGGATATCGTAATTACGATAAGTCTGAATTTGATGCACCTTCAGCAATGTTTGATGGCGATGAAGCACGTCTTGAAGAAGTTTATAATCAACTTTATAAGCTAAGTGAATTCACTGATCCAGAAAACTATAAGTCTTATGCCGATTTGAAGCGCAAGCTTTATGAAGTAATTGGCGAAGCAGATGTTGCAAATTCATTTACAACAGAACAACAAGTTGAATTGAATACAACAAAAGATCCGGTGACGCCCAATTCGGTTGAGTCTTCAACGGAAACGGTAGCCCCGACAAGCTCAAGCGGAAGTGATACAGGTGACTCAGATGAGGACACCCTAAGTTACTTTGCTAAGTTAGCGCAGTCTTAATAGTAGGGGTGTGCCAATTCCTAACGGTTCGAAGGAGTGGTCTTTATGGCCACTCCTTTTTAGTATGCAAACGAATTAGCGGTTCTATCAATTAAACCGCTATCGTTATAGGTTACGCTTTCAACCTTTGGAGCATTCATTGTGCTTGAATCTACAATCGTGTTTGTTAATGAATTGCTCTTAGCTTCAGCTTGTTCTCTACTTACGTCAGCAGTCTCGGTTACTACTCTATGAATTATAAGACCTGTAACTTTATCGAGTTTTTTGAAGTCAATTTTATCTAATCCTTTATCAATGTCTTTAAGCAAATCGTGTATTGCGTCACCAGCATCCTGAATTTCTGTTTTAAATCCGGTCTTAAGAGCTTCTGAAATATTGCTTAAGGCTGTAGGCAATTTTTCTAATGGTGCAATGCCTCGTTCAAGATCTGGACCAATAGCTGCAATAGACTTTAATTGCTCAATTGGACTTTCAGCACCAAAAAGTTTAGCAAATCCTTCACCAATCGATCCTAGTATTTTACCAACTGCACCACCCGCACCAAATGCCGCAAGGGCACCACCAACTGCGGTGATACCTGCTGCAACTGATAATAACGAAGCTCCATCAAGCGCGCCAAGCTCTTGAATTTCTGTGCTGATTGTTTGAATAAGACTTCCTATTGCGCTAGATGCACGCTCAAAGGCTGTTACTAATACGTCAATGGTTCCACCAATAAATCCTTGGACTATTTTAGAAAGACTTTCGAAGTTAACAATTAGTCTATCAATAAAATCGTTGATGATTGGTTGAAATTGCTTAAGCGCTGGCATTACGTGCTCGTTTAATGCTGCACCAAACATTTCAAATGCCTTTGCAGCAGGTAACATTGCAAGAGCCAATATACCAATTGCTGCAGCACCAATCAAAATTGCGGGTGATGCAAAACTTAACGCCGCGGCTGCAACAGTTAAACCTGCTAATACAGTTAATCCTACTTTTACTGCATCCCATGTTACTTCACCAAATTCTTGGAACGCTTTTGCTGCTGGAATTAATGATGCACCAATTGCAGCGATTGCTATAGCACCTTTAATCACTCTTCCAAAGTTTTTACCAACTGCAGCAAATCCAGCACCAATGCCTTTAACTAAACCACCAATTCCTGCACCTAAACTTTTTCCAATTTTACCAAGTGCACCAACTCCACCACTTGCCTTTACATCACCTCCTGCAGATGAAGGTGCACTAGACATATTTTCTAGAGACTCTGCGATTCGTACCAATAATGCCTTTTGTTCTTTACGATTTTCAGCGTCCTTTAAATCATTTCCTCCATCTGTTAAACTATCGAGTTTAACTAAAAGAGAGTCCTTTAATTCAACAATAGATTCAGAAAGATCTTGAAAATTAGTTAAATTGTCAAATTTGACTAGAAGTGCGTTTTTTAATTCGTCAATAGATTTTGCAAGGCCTTGAAGAGATTTTTGTTCCTTTTTATTTTTAAAGAAGTTACCAATGCCACTAAATCCTTTTTTAAGAGAATCGAATGGCGCTGTTAGTGCTGATTTAATTCCCTCGAAAGGAGCAGTAATTGTGTTTTTTAACGCTGCAAATGGAGCAGTGATTGAAGATTTTAGAGTACCTAAAGATCCTTTAATAGATTCACCTAGTTTGCTTATCGCAAAGGATGATTCTTTTTTATCGCTTTTTGAATCTTTGCTTCCCTTTTTAACGAGGTTTTCAATGTCTTTCAACTTATTGACTACATCGCCTAAACTGTTATCTTCATCTGCCATTTATTTTAAATTAGAGTTCTTAATCTTTTCGTTTTCTTCTTTGATGTGTTCCATTAATAGTGAAACATAGATTTGCCTCTCCCATGGAATCATATTATCAAGTTCTGTTAAACTATATTTATGGTGTTGGGCCATAGAAAAGTTAGTTTGATAGTGATTTATTAGTGAATCATGCGACAGGCTTAGGTAAAAAAAGACTGAATTCCCTCCAAGGTTATAGTGTTTTCGTGGCCGCACTCAGAACATACAAACTTAACTTCGTATGAAAGCTTTGGCTGGTTGGTTAAATATTCTTGAATCTTTTCAATCTGTGTGTGGTTTAATGATTCAACAAACTCGTATAACTCTTTTTTAGATGAATCTTTAGAGTTATACACGCTATCTTCGTCATAAATTGATTCAATAACAAGCGTAATAGTTTCAACAATATCAGCATTTTCTTTGATTTTACTCATATCGGATAAAGATAAAGGCTTAAGCATAATGCCTATCGTATCACTTAATTGAATCTTATTACTTACTTCCTTTTCAGGATATTTGACGTCAACCTCTTTAAGATTGATAGTTACTTCATTTTCGTGGCCACACTCAGAACATTTAAATTTAACATCTGCAGTTTCACCCACACTAATTGCGCGTAATTGCAAAAATAAATATTCTACATCGTAGCTCGTAAGTTCATTTACTTTTATTTTATTAAACGAACAGGCAGAAATAATTTCTTTCATTGCCTTTACAATTTGTGCCGTGTTGTTTGATTCCTGTGCAATCATAAGAATCTTTTCTTCTTTTACAAGAAAAGGTCTAATTTCATATAATT